TGGTGCTATGTCTCAAAACTTTGAAAAAGGTTCGGGGGTTTATAATACTCTGTTTGCTTTACAAAAAGGTTTTGCGATTGCAAGTGCGACAATCAGCATGATTCAAGGTGCAATGGAAGCATGGAAACTAGGATTTCCGGCAGGCTTAATGGCAGGAATGGGAGTTTTAGCGCAAGGTGCTAATCTCATTGGTCAGTTACGTTCAGTGCAGTTCAGAGCAAAAGGCGGTAGATTAGATCCGAACGCTTTAACCGTTGTCGGAGAGCAGGGCGCAGAATTGATAACCGGAGTCTCCGGAAATGTTATCAGTAATTCAAAGAGCCGTGATCTACTGCAAAATGTAGGCGGTCAATCAAACGTTCAAGTAAATCTGATTGAAGATGCTTCAAGAGCAGGGCAAGTGAATCAGCGTACCGATGATGATACTCAGACAATTATTGATGTGATTGTATCGAATATTCGTAACGGTGGCGCGGTTGCAAACGCTATGAGTGGTACTTATGGACTAGCAAGACAAGGATACTAATATGGAATTTTACCCTAATACATTACCTAAATTCTTACAAAGCAGTTACAGTCTTAAACGTTCACCGTCGGTTATCCGTACTACCATGACGAACGGAACTGTAAGACAAAGACTATTGTCAGTTGATGCACCGCATACACTGTCAGTTAACCTACAGTTCAATAACATCACTGACTATCAAACATGGCTAAATTTTTACGAAAACTCAATCAATCACGGGTGCGATTGGTTTATTGCACCTATTCTGAATGACCGCTTAGAAACTACAGAACCGATAATTGCCCGAAAAGTGCGGATTCAAAACGGGCAGATTACAGAGTCTTTGAATTTCCGTAACAATATCGGTGCGTGTTACAAAATCAGCATGACTTTAGACGTTGATAATGTAGAGTTCGATCAAGCATGGAGCGAATATTATGCCTAGAGTTCTTTTTGACATTGATTTTTCAAATCAGAGTTTTAATAACACGGCAGACGAGTCAGACTGGATATTGTCTCCGATTAATTCACGTTATGCGCCCGTTAATGCCGAATACGTTGAGGTTGATACTAATACTTATGCGCTCAAATGCACGTCGGGCGCTGTTCCTACAATCTGTTTCGTGTCACAAAAACAAAGGGAAATAACAGAGTATCAGATTGATTGCACGTTCTCAAACAGAGCCACAGAATCCGCGATTAGAATTGAAAATAAGTTACAGTTCAACGAACAAAGTTTAATCGTTAATGGTACGAATTATTATTTTGGCTCATGGTTTTATACAACCGATTTACACAAATACACTCTGAAAAGAGAGGGAACAAATGTATTTTGTTATGTGGATGATGCGTTAGTTTACACATACGATGATACAGCCGGAGATTGTGTTATTAGTTCAAATAATCGCTTATGGTTCGCTGACATTGATCCATGGCATCAAAATTGGAATAATGGAGAGTTTAAATTAGGCTATGTTAAATTAACCGAACTATCCGTTGCACCGTACATAACCGCAAGTTCCGATCAAATCACAGCCGGAGACTCAGTTCAATTAACGGTTAACGGTTCCGCAGTCTCATATTTATGGTCAAATGGAGAAACCACAGCAAGCATCATAGTTGAACCTACTGCAACTACAATCTACACTTGTGATGTTACAACCGCAGACGGTCAAGTTACACTATCAAAAGCAATTCGCGTAAGTGCAGATGTAGTTTATGGTACTAGGGGCGCAGTTGATGATGATACCTTATTCCTTATGAATTTTGCAGACGGGAAACTGAATGTGTTAAAAGGTACACTGATTGCCGAAAATGCTATAAACGATCCGTACTATGCAGAGCATTTAGAAGTCGATGGTGTATCAGTCGTAGGCGGTGTTAGGATTAATCGTTCAAGCGGTGCATTTTTTGATAACCTTCCTTACCCTCCATTTTTTGACAATTCATTTTGGGGTGGTGCAACAAAACCCGTTGACCTAACTTTTGAATGGACTATCTATACCCCTACTGCAAACGATTACGGTTCATTTTGGCAGGAATTAGCGTTATTCAGCAGTATTTTAAACACCTCTAATTGTGTACCACAAACCGGAAGTGTAATTAATTATGGTGATTTAGCTTTAGGTGGTTATGCGGAGGACGGAGGGCGAATATCTGACGGTTCAGCTATGAACTGGATAATAGGAAGCGATAACGATTATAAAAAACCTATTTATTATGCAGGTGAGCGTTTACCGTGGCTTGCAAGAATGATAATCGGGAATGGTTGGAGTGCGAAAGGTTGGCATCATATAGCAAATGAAATCTCATTTTATGACTGGAACAACAAGCTATGTGTAGATTTTGTTATGTACGTTGACGGTGAACAGATCAAAACATGGCATCAAGAATATACAAATACATCAATGTTTACGTTCACGGGTGAATGGTTTACGTTTATGACTCAATCATCCGGTTTGCAATGGTATATGTCCGAAATGTGCATCACTAGGGGCAGAAAGTACAATGGCACTTTTGAACTACCTAGCAATTTTTATAAAAAATATCTTACTCTAGCAACGGATGTATTACCGGAACCGAACCCCGAACCGAATTTTACAGAACTTGCTATAGTCAATGCACAGGGCACAGATGCACCCGTAATGGCAATCAAAATTGATTGCGAGAGTTTGTCAAAACCTATATGTTTTGCTCAAAGCTATCATGATTTTGTGGCAAGGGACGATCAAGGCGAACTGCAAGAATTTCAATCATCCGGTATTCAAATCAATCTGCCGGAAAGGACAAATCAAAGCGGTTCAGCTTTATCTTTTGGAGTAGGTTCTATAAGCGGTGAAGTTATGGAATTGTGCAATACGGTTATGTCTGGTGCTGTTCCATGCTATCTTACATTGTTGGAGTATTTACCGTTCGACACATCAAGAGAGTATGACGGTGATACCGCAGTTTCACCTATCTACACATTAAAACTGTTTGTTACAAGCTGTCAGATTACAACCAAAGGGGCAACGATAACGGCAGGATGGCACGATACATTAAATGCGAAGTTTCCATATAAGAGGTACACCGCTAAACAGTTTAAGGGGTTGCGTTATGTCTGCTAATATCGAAAAATATTTACGTAATATTCACACACCAAACGGCAGAATTTATCCACATTTGGATTGTTGGGGTTTAGTATGCTATGTTTACCAAAACGAATTAAATATCAAACTAGACTCATGCACAGACTGTCAGAAAAACACAATGACAGTCGGGTACGATAAAATAAAAGGTTCATTTACAGAAGTTAAAACACCGCGAGATTTTGATGTTATTTGCTATTTTAAGCACTCTGTTTTAGTTCATGTAGGGTTATACATTTACGGTCATATATTGCATACTGATAGCAAAAAAGGAAGCTGTTTTGAGCCTTTTAAATCAAACCCTTGCATAAGAATTTTTAGACACGAAAAAATGAGGTTGTTCTATGAGAGTTAAAATTTATAACTGTATTGATTTAAACAATCCGCTAAGAGATTTTGAAGTTGAACAAACTAACCTTACTGTTTTAGAACTTTTAGAACACTCATTACAAAGGTTAAATTTACAAAATCTAAAAGATAATGTAACCGTATATTCAGACGGGCAGGAAGTACCGTGTGATATATGGTCAGTGTTTAAATTGACCAAAACAAAGTGCCTAAAATTCGTTATCAAACCGCAGGATTTTTTCAGTATCGCAATGATAATCATCGCGTTAGCCGTTGCAGTTTACACAATGGTTATGTTGAAAAAACTGAAAACAAACGACAAGAATCAAGAAAGCGGAAGTTCTATCTATGATCCAAACGCGCAGGGGAACAAGGCAAAGTTGGAAGATCCGATACCAGAGCAGTTTGGGTTGGTTAAAGCATTTCCAGATTACATCTCAGACAAACATTATTTTTACAAAGATAACGTAAGGTATTTGTCTATGTTACTCTGTCAAGGGGTTGGTTATTACGACTGGTCATTGAATACGATGTACATCGGAAGTACCCCGATTTCGTCATACGTTGGAAGTGATATTGATGTGTTGGTAGCAGATCCAAACACTGATATTAGTTCACATGACGCTCATAGATGTTGGTTTAATTCAACCGAGGTAACAAGTGCGGGTAAGGAAGTTCCGGCTACTGACAGCAACAGCAGAAAGCGAGGTGAGTTAATATCTGAAACCTTTACCCTTAACGGCTTAGATTTGAGCATGTCTAGCAGTCATGATTTAGTCTCCGGAGATATTATCAGACTGTATAATTTAAGCGGTCAAGACAGAGCCATAAACGTATCTGCCGTTGAGACTATCCAAAATTCAATCCGTTGCTATGTATCTAATTATCCGCAGAATTTAGAAAAGGCGATTGGATGGAGATGTACGTTATCAATTACTCAAACTAACGGATCTTCAACCGTTCAGAATACTTATAATGTAAGTTTTCAGAATTACGGAACATCAACAGATAAAGGAAAATTTATTGATGTTTCGTTGACCGCTATCTCACTGATTGACGGTTACACTGTTACTGCCGTTTTGACGTTCAAAAATTTTGTCTATAACGATGCTGATTTAAATTCAACTCATGTATTAGATAACGGTTATTATGAGATTTTAGCCGTAAACGGTAGCACATTCACAGTTTTAGCCGTAGACAAAAACGGGATTAGTTATTCAAACACGGTTGGTTGGGGTGGATTTTCTCAAAATCGTACATCAAGCGGATTGCTAGAACTCGTTGATACAAGCAGGGCTACAAGCAATGCAAAGTCGAATATTGCCGGATATTACAGAGCATGTCCTATAGGTGCAACAAGCCGTTATTACGAGATTGATTTTTCATTCCCTAGTGGTTTGTACCATATGAATGATCGAGGTAATTACGAAAGCCGGACAGCTACTATTCTGCTCGAATGGCGAATTGCCGGATCTGCCGATACCCCACAATCCATGACTAAAGTCTATACTAGGAGTTCACCGGATGCGTTCGGAGAGACTATCACAGTAGATGTAGGTAACAGCGATAATGCTTATGAGTTCCGTGTTACTAATCTGTCTGAATATACAACCGACAGTCAAGTTATGCAAACGTTCATGTGGAACGGTTTAAAATGCTTAATTTCGGAAGATGCTTTTTATCCGGACGTAACAGTTATTGCCATTACGGTTAGGGGTTCAGAGTCGTTAGCCGAACTGTCAGACAATCAGATTTCAACTTTATGGACTAGAAAATTAGGCAGTCTCAAAGACTTTAAGACAATAGTCTATGAGGAACAAGTCGTTACGGGTATAGATAGCTTCACTTATGACTATAACGACCTTTACGATACCATAGTCAACAACCGTTATTATCCTAAAGACTGGGACAATGAGCCTAACGATGGATTTTTTGTTTCAGATCACATGACAAAACACGGTAACGAGGGGTATCACCGTAGGACGGTTATTTTTGAAAATTGGACTGCTAGACCTTATAACAATTCAGCTATGATCCCTTGCTCAGTATGGTTCACAAACGACAGATTCAGAGCAAGACGTGACCGCACGATTATTGAATTTTATTCATACATTCGTTGTGACAGTTCACCTCAAAGATTAGATAAAACTGGCAGTGAAATTGCGGAAAACCCGACTTATCTCACATCAATCGGAAGTATCAGCACGTTTAATTTAAGATTCTGTTTTGAGGATGATTCGTATTATGAGCGTGACACTAAAGGACGTATAAGTATGGGTATCCATTTGGGTTTTTGCGGCTTTTGGGTGCCTAGTGACTGGGATCAAAGTACTAGTATTGGCAATGGCATGTATATACTTATGGCTTTATTTGCGCCCGCAATTATCGACGGTACTAATTATAGTAAGCCAAGAACTTTAGGCGATGGTGCGTTAGTTGGTACTTACCTATTCCCATTGTGGCACATGAACGACGACGGAAGCTGTACAGTTAAAATCGATCATACAAGAGGTTATCTCAAAGTTTGGTTGAATGACTATCTAATCTTTAACTTTACTGCCGATTTAAACCCATGGATAGCGAATGTATGGGGTCAATATATTTCATGGCAACAATGCAGTTCTTTCGGTTCCAGTGGATGGCATTGGCAATGGTACGTTGGAGATTTAAAGATTCAGTACCCGACAGAGAAAACCGTAATGGTTCCCGTTCAGAAAGCGGCAATGGAAGAGGATAAAGAATCAAACCGTAGCATTGCTTCACCTATTCGCTATATTTGCGACAGTTCTAAATTTGGTTCAATCTATGATACTGACAACCTCACTCTAATGGATCGAATTTGGAATGACGCAGGACTCAATTTTGATTACCGTTTTGATAAATCAACTACAGTGTTAGAAGCAATTAAACAATGTATGCAGATAGGATTCTCAGAACCCGTTATAGACGGTAATCATATCAAAGCTGTTTATAGGTCCGCAGATAAATACGTTGAGCAAATGTTTACAAGTGCAAACATGATTGGTGAGCCAAAAATAACGTATAACTTTGTTACCCCTACTGACTCTGACGAAGCTGATATAACCTATATGAATCCGCAGAACTGGAAACAAGATGAGGTTTACGTTGATATAGACAAGGCAACAAATGAATCAGCAGTGTACAATTACCAAAACTCACAGAATACGGAAAAAGTCGAAGTGTTAGCCGTTGTCGATTCTCAAAAGGCGATTGCTCTAGGTTCTCGTAGATTAAGAGAAGTAATCTATCAACGCAAACAGATAGACTTTGAATGTGAATTTGACGCTTTAAACTGTACTTATGGTTCGCTCATAGCCGTTGCTTTACCGCAGGATTTAAACGCTTTTAACGGGTATATAATCAGCTATGACAGCACAGAGCAAATCATTCAAACAAGCGATTCTGTACCTAGTGATGTTAGTGTGATTTACGTTCGCAGATACAACGGAACTGTACAGCAAATTAACTGCTCTGCCGTTGACGCACATCATATTCAGTTGTTGTCACCGTTGGATTTCGAGTTATCTAGCAATGTACATTACGATAAACCGCATTATGCAATCGGCAATGTCGAGAAGTACTGGGTAACATCAATCAAGCCTACTGAAAAGAAGTGTAGCGTGACAGCGGTCAATTATGATGATAGAGTTTTTGTGGATGATCCTATATAATTAAGGATCGTAGGGTTGCTAGACTCTGTTCACTGATTTTTCACAAAAGATAAAGCCTACTAATTGCTAGTAGGCTTTTTTGTAGTTTTTTTGTTTTAAGGAGCAACAAATGAAAGTAAAAGACACACCAAATGTTATGCTCAATAATATCATACTATGTTAAATGAACAAGTGAGGTAGGTCACAAAATAAAAAACCCCTTATCATAAGATAAAGGGTTAAAAATTCTTAACATGATTAAAAAAGAAAACAGTATTATATTAACTCACCTTAATAAAAATCTCAATCTCATCATCATTCAAGTTTAAACATCTTGCAAAATATTCAATGTCAGTTTCTTTAAATCCGGCTTTTAATCTGACAGTTAAACCGTTATTCTGCCACTTTAACAAGCGTAACAATTCGACACGGTTAATTTTTCGTGAGTTATAGATA